GTTAATTATTTGTAAATTATGGAGAAATATTTTGAATTAGCATTTATTTTATTAATTAAATCAGTTTACAGAAAAACACCATTTAACACAGAACTAGATAGATTTTACAAAAAAATTGAGTATTTTCCTATGAATTTTGTTAAAAAGTTTATTTATACAAAAAAAATCACAATTATTAGAAAACTATTAGAAAAAAGGAGAAAGTCATGTTAGATACACTAAATAGAGAAACAATCATGCAAAAACGTATAAAAATATACGATGAGTATAGATACAAAGAAATTGCTCATTTAAATCCCTATTATCCATGTAGGATATTTGCAATGGATAGACGAGATGGTTCATTTTTGAAAAACTGGGAGATTAATATAATTTGTAGATTCATGTTATATTACATTACAGAGTCTGTATTATCTATAAGCGAAATAATGTTTAGATTAGGAACAGATGTAGTAGAAAATTTTCAACAATTATACGATATGTTTGATAAACTACATATCGATACAAAAAATATTACAAGAACTGATAGAACTGTAATGTATATTTATTGTAACGCTGATTACAATTTTGAAACAACTAAAGAAATAATGATTCGTACTCACTTCTCAAAAGAAGGACTAGACGATGTTATTAATCATGCTTTAGAAGTTTTTGGTGTAGATGGTCTTATCTGGCATGAAGATATTAACAAATTCGTATACGATAATTATATTATACATTATCAAAAGTACGACCAAGGAAGGAATGCCGATATATATGAACTACAACAGATGGTCGATACTAATTCGCAATTAGGAGATAATAGTCGTTTCTATATAAAAAATCTTGTATTTAAAGGGGTAGAAGAACGACAAGGCACTAATTTTATTCTTGAGAATTATTATGACACATTTGAAAGAAAAGCAACACAATATGGAGGATATCAAATCATGAGAGAATCATTACAACGAAACGAAGACGAAATCAAAGTAGAGGATGTACAATGGCTTGTAGACCATGAATGGGCGTTAGACCTTATTCAACGAGAAATGGGGTTCAGTAGTCGCTATGCTCTTAAACGATATCTTGATAAATACAATATTGATTACAGTAAATGCAAGAAACGTCCTGGACGTCCTAGAGGAACATTCAAGAATGGTTCGGCTCGTAATCAAATCTATGAAGATTTTACTAAAGGATTAGTCTCTGATACTATTTACGACAAATACAAAGACAAGTATAGTAAACGTAGTATCGACCGTATTTATGTAGAGTGGAAAGAAGATCAGAAAACACTTTTTGACTAAAACCGCACATATTTTTGCCTTTTCCACTTCTCTAATAGAGAGGAAATAGGAATTTGCCCTATTTCATTCTTTAGAGTAGGTGAAGTCTCACTACTCGTTTCATTTTTTTATCATAATATATTATGACAAACAATCTAAAAAATCTGCTAAAATACAAGATTCTACAGTTAGACGCGTCAGAATACGTCTCAGAAGCCATAGAATAGCGTATATTCAACGTTAGGGTATATCGCGCACAATTATACCAGAAACGCGTAAAACGGCTTATACGGGCTCTCAGAGCCTCTCAGAGGTATTCTAAAATAGCTGTATTTTTACGTATTTTTAGAAAGGAATTCCTGAAAATGAAAGATTACTACACACCTCAAGAGCTAGCCGAGGTTAGTGAAGAATCACAAGACATTCTTATGCACATTGGTACAGCCACGTCAGGACGATATCCTAAAGGTTCTGGTAAGAATCCATATCAACATATGTCGCCTGGTGACCTAGAATGGATTCAACGACACCAACGTCGTCTTAAAGAATTTAAGGCTCAAGGTCTTGACAGTAACGAAGTGTATAAGAAAATTGCAGACCTAGAAGGTATGTCTGTCAATGCATTACGTAGTAAAATCAATATTATGCGTGAACAACAACGCCAATACAATACTGAACTTGCTAAAAACATGTTTGCAGATGGACGTCCTGTAAGGGAAATTATGGAGAAGACTGGTTGGTCTGAAACAAGTGTTCGTAAGGCCCTTAATCAAGAAACCCTAAAAGAACGTGCAGACCGTATCACAACGCAAGAACTTGTAGCTAGACTCAAAGAGTCTGTAGCACAAACCGGATATCTTGATGTCGGTGAAGGTGTCGAAGCACAACTAGGTGTATCTGAAGACCGTCTTAAGTCTGCTCGTCGTGCATTGGTAGATACTGGTGAGTACGCATTTTACAAGATTAACGTGCCAAATGCCACTAATCCAATGAACAAACCTCAAACTGCTGTGCTTACTACTGCAGATAAGACAATTAAAGATGTCTATGACAACAAGGATAAGATTCGTTCTACTAAATATCGTGCAGATAGTGCTGGAACAACAAATATCCAAAAACTACAAGATGTAACTAGTATTCCATGGAACCGTCTACAAATTAAGTATGCTATTCCAGAAGGTGAGAAAGGTCACGGTACTAATAAGGATGGAGAAACACAAGATGGTGTTATGTATATTCGTCCTGGCTCAAAAGATATCAACTTAGGAGGCAAGAAGTATGCCCAAGTTCGTATCGCTGTAGGTGACACTCACTATCTAAAAGGTATGGCTATTTATGGAGACAATAAGATGTTTCCAGACGGTGTCGATGTTATCTTTAACACGAACAAGAAGAAAGGTACGCCTAAAGAGGATGTACTTAAACCATTAAATCTCATTGATGGTAAGATTAATCAAGATGACCCATTCTCTGCCGCAGTTAAACGACAACCACCTCTTCTAGATAAGAAAGGTAATCCTGTTGTTGATAAAGTTGCAACCGCTGTTGAAGAGAAACGTATTGGTCATAAGCTAACAACTCCTATCTACAAGGTTGGTAAGGTTAATATTGTCAACGAAGAAGGAGATTGGAATGATTGGTCTAAGACATTATCATCACAGTTCTTGGCTAAACAACCTCGTCCTGTTGTTCGTGAACGTCTACGTGCTACATTAAAAGAACACGATACAGACTACGATGAGATCATGAAAGTGGATAATCCTATAGTTAAACGTAAACTATTAGAGGATTATATTCAAACTACTGAGTCTAAGGCTGTACATATTAAAGCCTCAGCTCCTGCTGGTTTCCGTGGTCATGTATTGTTACCAGTTCCTAACATGAAAGAGAACGAAGTATTCGCTCCTCGTTATGAAGATGGTACTCGTGTTATCTTGGTACGTTATCCACACGCTGGTCGCTTCGAAATCCCTGAGCTTATTGTAAACAACAAAGGCCCAGGTAAGAAACTTATTGGTGGTGATTCTCCTGATGCTATTGGTATTCATCCAAAGGTAGCTGGTAAACTATCAGGTGCCGACTTCGATGGTGACGTAGCATATGTTATCCCAAACAATGAAGGTAAGTATAAGTCTGCTCCTATGCTCAAGGAGTTGAAAGGGTTTGACCCCAAGAAGTATAAAGATCCAGAAGGTTCCTTCAAACCTATCAGTAAAGAGTATCAACAGAAACAAATGGGTATTGTATCTAATCTTATTACTGATATGACTTTGCGTGGTGCATCCAATGAAGAGTTAGCTCGAGCAACAAAACATTCAATGGTTGTTATCGATGCATATAAACATAAGCTTAACTACAAGCGTAGTGAAAAAGAAAACCGTATCCCTGAATTGCGTAAAGCATACATGGAACACGTAGATAGAATTGATTACGATAAACTTTCTTATTACGATAAACGTACAAGAAAAGAATTAAAAGTAACCGATTTAAATAAATTAAATAAAGATAAAGATGGTATATCTTTAGGTGCATCTTCTGTATTATCTCGTAGAAAACAAACAGTAAAAGTCGGTGGAGAGAATGTAGAAATCATTGACAAGAATGGTAAGAAGAAGGTCGTCAACCGTGGTGGCATCGACGTACCTATCACCTCTGTCATCAAGGATGCTTCAGTCTATCTCGGACCGAAGGCTGCTCCTGTAGAAAAAGAATATGTAGATTATATTAATAATCTTAAAGCAAGACAAGCTAAAGCAGAGAATGAACTCGCATCTATTAAGACTCCGAAGAAGAGTCCTGTTGCTGCTAAGATTTATACAGATGAAGTGAACTCTCTCAATGAGAAGGTCAAGCTCGCTAAGTTAAATAAACCTAGAGAAAGACAAGCACAGATTCTAGCTAACTCTAACATTCAACGTGAACTGGATAGAGCTACAGCAAATGGAGAAGAATTATCAAAGGCTGATGTTAAGAAGCTTAGAGCTAAAGCAATTACTGCAGCCAGAGAAGAAGTAGGTGCACACAGAAATCCTGTTAAGATTACTGATATTGAGTGGGATGCAATACAAGCTAATGCTATCTCTACTACTAAGCTACAGGAACTCATCAAGTACATGGACAGTGACCAACTCAAGAGCTTGGCTACACCACGTCCTACTACTACACTCTCTAAAGCTAGGGCTGATAGAGCGGCTGCTATGATAGCGAATGGTCACACCTATGCTGAGGTTGCTAAGCAGCTTGGTGTTAGTACCTCTACTATCAACCGCTATGTCAAGGAGTCCTAGTCACTACAGTCTAGTACACACTATACTACTACACTGTACCACTACTACTACACTAAGGAAGGAGCACGCAGTCATGGCACTGACTACTAGTGACAACCCCTACTCACCACTAGACCAGTACGAACAGTGGGTAGAGTGGGATCACGAGCATGGCTACTACCTCGACCGCTACCTCGCTCGCATCTACGACACCAAGCTAGGTGCACAACCATGGTTGAATGATGACGAGGCATGGGCACTGGCAGAGGCAGAGGTCCTAGAGCACAACATCTGGGGTAACATTGTGTACGTTCCATCACCTCCAGAGGATGATGAACCACAACAAGAGCTACAATACGATGCAGATGGTGACCTCATCTATACAGATGATTAATCATTAACCCAGACCATAGGGGGGGTCAAAAAAATAACCACCCTCCCGTCATCGTCCGGGCTCTCGAAAATTTCCCCGTTGCAAAAAATTGAAAACTGATTTTAGGTCTATACCTATTTCAGTCATGCACACTAGCCATATTTACAGGTCTAAACACACTATGTAAG